GTCGCGTTCGGCCTGGGTCAGCGTGACACCTGCAGCCCGGGGCGCGGCAAACTCGCTGGTCGTCGACCTGGTCGTCGGCAACAGCGCATCATCGTCGTCCTTGGCCTGCGGAATATTCAGCTCTTCCAGCATGGCCGCCTTGGACGGTCTGGCGCCCGCATCGGCCGCTAGCCGATACGTTTCCGCGCGTTCCTTGCCAGCCGCCTTTTGCTTGAAGAACTCCAGTTCGGGCGATGGCACGTCCTCGCCGAAGTTAAAGGTCGTGATGTGCCGGAACAGCCGCGACATCGACGATGCGGCGATGCCCCGGTCCGCATCATTGATGCTGCTTTGTCTCGTCAACGCAGTCTCGGATGCGGCTCGGGCGCCAACGTTGGTCAACTCGGCGATCATGGCCTGGCCGGTCAGCGCTTTCGACATTTCCCGGTTGCACAGGTTGATGAGCGCTTCCTGCGGCAGCATAGAACCGCTGCTCGTGGGCACTAGCAGTTCGACGCCGGTGCCGTCCGGCACGATGGCATATCCGCTTTCGGTCATCGCCTCGATCGCCCTGGCTAGGTCGGCTTGATCTTTGTCACTCGCACCGACACCGTAGCGGGCCACGGGCCACGGTAGCCCATGCCGCTCGCAGTATTTGACGAAGTACTTCCACCCTCCGGTCTTGAAGACCCAGGGCCAGTAGCACGACGACAACAGCGCGGTCCCATAGGGATTCTGGATCGACGCGGCATTGCGCGAAACCAGGAACCTATGAGGCTCATCTACGACCTGGCCCAGCGGGTTCTTACGGGTCAGGAGCTGCAGCCGGCCTTCTGGTGTGAACAGGAATCGACGGTTGGGCCTATCCAGGATCTCGGCGGGCATGATGGAACCGTCCCAAATGTCCCAGACCACCTCATGGACGCGATAGCCGGTCAGAACGGCCGCCATCATTTGCCACATGGTCTCCAGCCAGTCCGCTGCTGCGTTGGGCTGCTCTCGCTGCATCCACTGCTCGCACAGATCGCGCGCCGCCTGGGCCTTGGGGTTGTCCTCGTCCCAGGTCACGATGCGATAGTCCATGCCTAGCATTTCCCCACGGATGGACCGGATCTCGCCGGCCACGTGGGGATCCGCCATGATCGACGCATAGACGGTATCGGCCAGTCCCATCGCTCGCAGGACCGGGTCCGGGTTCGGCAGCGTCTGCAGCCGGCTGAAAAAGTGCGGATCGGTGTCCGCGCCGGCCGCCTCGACGCCGAATATCCGTTTGACGTTGCGGGCGAACCGGTTGATGGAGGGCAGGATGGCCATATGGGTACCTATCGGCGCTTGCCGGTCAGAATCTTGGGGATGGTGGCGCCCAGGCCGCTGAATGCCAGCATGAACAGCATCTGCAGGGCGTCGGGGCCGTCGTCGTGATCGGCCTCGGGGTAATGTCGGAGCTGCTCGAACAGGGTGGACTGGTTGCGGTGCAGGCGTATCGTGCCGTTTGCTACATGCGGCTGTAGAGAGAGAATGCGCAGGTCCTTGTCACTATTGGGAGTGAGGCCTCGTGCCGGTACGGGGATGCCAACTTTGCGCGAGCGCTTGACCAGTTCGTCCTTGAAGAACTCCTGAAACGCGACGGCTTCGATGCCCCACACCAGACAGTTGTACTCGCGCTGAAAGTCGACCATAGTTTGGATCTGCATGTCCGGCACCATACGCACCACGCGGGCTTCGACTACGTCCAAGATGCCTTGAGCACGGTCCAAACCGCCCACCAAGATGGCGCAAGGATCACGCCCCTTGTTCTGTTTGCCCATAGACGGATCGTTGGACCCGAAAAAGATCCAATCGCGGCAGGGTTGAACCCAGAACGTAATGATCTGGAACGGGGCATTCTCGTCGCTGGCCGGGTCGTTTTGATATTCGCAGTCGAACGCATGGTGATCGTCCGCCCGGATCTTCATCAGCATCAGCAGCGGACGCATCGACGGCCACGACACCACGGCGCCATCATCCATTTCCGCTTTGCGCTGTGCGTAGTAGGCGTCGGCCTCTTCCTCGCCTTGGTTGAGGAAGATTTCCTCCCACTTTTCCCAAAGGTCCATGCGCTTGGGCCATTCGATGATGGCCTTGAACTTCACCGACTCCCACAGCGGGGACTTGTGGATGCGGTTGGCGACCGAGTCGTAGTGCAGGATCGTGTTCAGGTACACGATGTCCATGCTGCCGTCCGGCGGGCCAAGCGGCATCACGACCTTGCGCAGCCAGGCTTCCTTCTTGTCCCGCTGGGTCTTCTGCGTGACGTTCTCGTCGTTCTCGATGTCATCCAACAGCACCAGATCCGGCCGGTACGGGCCATGTCGGATGCCCCGCATGCGGGTGCCCGAGCCAAACGCCTGCAGCTTGATGTTCTGCGCGGTCAGCGCGATCCCGGCATTCCAGACACGGCCCTGGCCCACGGCCTCGGCGAAATCCATGCGCAACCGGGGGTTCTCAGTCAGTTCGACCTTGATGGCTTCCAGCATCATGCGCGCCTGATCCAGGGAGTCCATCACGATGGGGATGAACCGCTTGCGGCGGGTGACGATGCAGAACAGCGTGAACGCCTGCGTGACCACCGTGGATTTCGCTTCGCCGCGCGGCGCCGACGCGTCGATTTTGCAGCCCTTGGGGCTGTCGATCCTGGCCGGCAAGGTGTCGAACGCCCAGTCATGGAATACCGAGGGCTCGGGCGACCGAATGTAGTGTGGAAAGTACGTGTAGAAGAAGAATCGGAAGTCGCCGTTCTGCACGCGCGTCATGCGCTGATCGCGGGCGGCATGGTCGGTCGGGAATGCCGCGCAGTCGGTCTCGATAAGCTGGCGCTGTTCGTCCGCGAACGCGGCCAGCTCTTCCAGGAACTGCTTGGATGAAAGGCGACTCTTTGCCATGTCTCTTATTCCAGCGCTCGTAGCGGTTCGCTGCCGGCCACGCCACGGTTGAGCCGAACGTCTCGGCCAGACTCATGCCCAGCGGCGAAATCGTTGTACTCATGCTCGCGCAAGCGCCGGCCCCCGTTCCGGTCGGTCGCCTGCAAATCCCGAAGCGCCGGGTAACGGGACGCCACGTAGGCATCGATTGCCGCGGATTGCTGGTCATTCCCGGCGAACGCTTCAATGGTGCCGGCTACAGCGCGAACCCAGCCCTCACTGAACAGGTCGGCGCGGCGGGTCTTCGTGGCCTGTTTGCAGCGTTTTAGGCGGGCCTTGATATGGCTTTCGCGCGCTCGCCTGGCTTGCCGTTCCAGTACCGAGAATGCGTACTGTGCAACCTCAGGCGCCGCGCCGCAGCCGATATAGCACCACTCACCACGCGCCCGACGATGCGCTGACCACGCTCCGCTGGAGAAAATGACCTTGCAGCCAAATGCATCGGCGATGTGGCATGCAAGCGCCGTTTCCCAGTTTGCCGGCCTGGCTTCAGCATTGGATCGTGCGCGGCGCTCTTCGGCTTCCGCCGCTTGAACGTCCAGCTCGCTGATGCCGTGCGTCTCCATCAGCTTGCGGGCCTGGCGCAAGGCCGCCTTGGCCTCATGCTCATTGCTGCTGGCCGACAACGCTAGGCACTTCCTGATCTTGTCCAAGATCCTGTCTCGTTCGTTCACGCCACTGCCTCTTTGCCTGCCTTCAACGAAAAAGCACCTGCAGATCAATCAATGCCCGCCGAACTTCCAGCAGGGACAACAGGATCTGCAGGTACACCAACGCGGTCACGCCCACTACTGCCGCGCGTACCGCCCACTTACCCGTGTTTGCGCGCCACCTCTTGCCCATACGCCTCCAGGATCTCCAGGAACGCCGCGCGGTGCTTGGAAAAACGGTCGGCGATGAACTCGCTCAAGTCCTTGAGCACGTCCATCGTGCGCGACAGCTCGTTCAACGCCGGGTTGGCGCGCCCGGCCGCATTGACCGTCTTGACGTAGCTGTCGGACAGCCGGGCCAGGATGTCCGACTTCTTGACCGCATCCATCGTCGGGTCGGCCTTCATCGCCTCGAACGTGGCCATGAACTGGGTCGTCAGCTCTTCCAGCACCTGGTTCGTCAGCTCTTCGATGCTGCCCTTCGAGAGCCGCCG